TAAAAGAATAACTAAATTAATTAGAGATGTTAAATTAATAGCGCCGTCTTGTAATAATACTGAACAATTTATAGCTGAATTTTGGAAATATCATAAAAGAGAAAATAAGAAAAGAAACATCTTCTGGTTTTCAGTTTTAGCTGTAATCTTCTTTATATGTTGGACTTTATCAAAAAATTAAAGGATTGGTGGAATAAGCTTGAATATTACGAAAAGTTCTTTTTTATTGTTTTTATTCCAGCTATTTTGTTTACAATTTACGGAATCAGCGATCTTTACATTAATCATTTTGATCTTTTGTCTAAAGATCACCATATGGGATTTTTTCTTAGGTTCTTTTTTCCGATCTCTTTAGCTCTTTTAGTTACTAGTTTAGAGCGCAGAAGAAGGAACAAATTAGTTAAAGATATTAAAGATTATTTAAATAAATAATTATTTAATTCTCTCTTTTAAATAAAGTATATAAAGCAACACAACACCACATAATAGCCAAGAAGTTAATGTCATATAAAAGTATTACACTATCATTATCTTGTAACAAACTAGAAATAAATATCATTTATTATTATAATTAATAAATGATAATAAAAACTTATAAATTATCAAATTGCGAAAAATTGTCTATAACACCAGCAAAGTATGAAAGATCCTGGATGGACGAAAATAGTGGTTTCGCCTATAGATGTTTACCACTTTCTATAGCTAATCAATTTGGATGGAATATAAATTGCCCAGTTTCATTTAAAGCTACATGGAATGGTAATTATGACCATAGGAATGCATTTAAAATTAATTTTGGTGAATATAGCCCAGAAACAATTCTTGTTAGTTCTCATTTCGGGCAAGGAATACTAACTTTTAGTTTGCCATTTTTATTTAGAACTGAAAAATCATACGGACTTTTTATTAGAGGACCAACTAATTATATTAAACATAATGTAACCTACTTAGATGCGTTTGTAGAAACAGATTGGGTGAATTTTACTTTCACATATAATATTAAATTTCAAAAACCAAATATTGAAGTAGAATTTAAAGAAGGCGAACCATTATTATCTTTTTTTCCATTTAATTTAGAATCTATGAAAGATATAAATATAGAAATTTCTGATATTAATGAAAACAAAGAATTGAATAAAAATTTTTCAGATTATTCAGAATTAAGAAAAGATTTCAATGACAAACAAAGAGGTCCTGGAGAATGGATGAAAGACTACTATAAAGGAGATAAAGCTGAAAGAAAATCAATAGGTTGTCCATTTTTAAATTCATTTGGAAAATATATTCATTTTACAAATTTAAAATTAAATAATCCTCATAATAAATCTTAGTATAGAGTTAAAATGTCTTTATTTTTTACTTTAAATTATTTTATGTGTATATAATTATATATGCCTATCCCCTCAAGAAAAAAGAACGAAAAAGAAGGAGATTATATGAGTCGCTGCATGGAATTCATGAAAGATGAAAAATATCCTCAAAAACAAAAAGTCGCAATTTGTTTAAATACTTTCCGCACATCAAAAAATAAAGCAAAAGCAGAGATTGAAGTAGATATTAATAATCCAGATCTAAGCATAGAAAATAATTCCAAGAAACAACAAATTTTTGAGGTTGATATTTCAGAAACAGAAGCTTATCAAAAAACTTATAAAGGCAAAAAAAGAAGCGAATTAAAAGATAGTGATTTTCTTTTTCCAGAAGATAGAAGCTTTCCGATAACAACTCCGCAGGACGTTCGCGACGCTATTAATAATTTCGGTCGCATGAAAAAAGCCATGACTTATGATGCTTTTATTAAAAAATTATATCAAAAAGCTAAAAGCAAAGGCCCAGATTTTGTAGCCGCAATTCCAGAATCTACAAAAAAAGAACATAATCTTTCTTGACTATAATATCTATTTAAGATAAAATATTTATCTTGAATAATATAAAAGATTATATAGTTAATTATTACTCTGATAAAATTTCGCAGAAGAAACCTATTAATCAAATAATTAAAGACAAACAACAAAAAAATATAATTAATTACAATCAGGGTATTGGAGATGTAGTCACTCTAAGTAATTTACTATTTAAAGATAATAATACAAGAAGCGATTTAAATATATTTAGTCCATCAAAACACTTTTCTGATATTTTATATTTTAATAAGTTTAAAGATTTGAATCATATTAACAGTGATTCTTTTTTAAGAGTTGAATTATTGGAATTTTATAATTTGGGAGCAGGTCATCTTATTCAAAAAATGAGGAGATTTTTTGATTTGCCAATACCGCCAAAACCCCAATCCTATCTAAACACAAGCAAAAATAAAGTAAAGAATAAAGTTGGTATACATTTAAGCACTGGTCAAAGTGCATTTTTACTTAATATTCATTCTAAACCAAGGCAAATATATTCCGAAAATATTAAAATTATTAATACTTTTATTAAACATCACCCTGAGTATTCATTTGTAGAGTTTGGAGGTGAGTCAGTTGGCCTAGAAAACTGTAATAACTTTTGCGGCAAATCTATCATAGAATCTATAGAGGAGTTATCTACATGCGAATATTTTATAGGTTTAAATAGTGGATTTATGAACCTTGCGGCCTGTTTTGATATCAAGTCTATAATCATTATAAATATTCCAATAAAAGCTTCAGATGTGGTCTTGCCAGTTTTAAAAGATATACAGATGCCAGATATGAATTGGCTATATCCTCAAAATATTCATTTACATCAAGACGATTCTTCTGAACTAGTACCAAAATTTTCCTATGACAATTTAAAGCAAGCAATAAATGGTGAAGTATACCCTTTCTGGAAAGAAGATTATTTAGATTTAATATTTTAAATTATAGATCATATATTATGATTGATCTACTTGTAGATGAAGCTTATGCATTTGATTATTTAAGCATACTTCATATTAAAAAAAATATAAATTTACAAAGCGAACAAAATTGGAAAGATTGCTTTTTATATATAGAAAATCAAATAGGCGAAAATAAAATGTCAGATATTATACATTCGAAAGAATATCAAGAAATGATACAAGCAAATCAAATAACTTTTAATGCTGTAGAAAAAGCTCGATATGGCTCAATAACTGCTAAAGAAGTAGATGAAGCAAATATGTTGAGATATAATAAAAAACTTAATTTACAAAATAAATTCTTTAATTCTAAAATAAAAGAAATAAAAACATGAAAATAAAAATATTCACTTTATCTCAAGATAATTATAAATCTTTAAGAGATATTACATCCGCAAATAAGTCCGAATACTGTGAAAAAAATGATTATTCATTTGAAGAAAGAATTTCTGATTTTAAATTTTCTAACTTAGGATTTGAAAAAATATACAGATGTTTAGAGCTTTTAGAAAACAATAAATGTGATATACTATATTGGTGTGGAGTAGATACGTTAATAACAAATTTTAAAATAAAAATTACAGATCTAATTGATGTCGAACATGATTTTTTTATATCCACAGATGCAAATAATATAAATGCAGATTCTTTTGTTATAAAAAACACAATAGATTCTAGGGCTTTATTTAAAAAGATAATAGAGTCTTATCCGCAGTATTCTAATGACGCTTGGGCTGAACAACAAGTAATTATAGATATTTTAGCTCAAGATGATTATTTTAAAAAAATAACGAAAATACTTCCACAAAAAATGATAAATTCATATGATTATAGCCTTTATCCAGCAAGTAATTTTCGTGGTAGTTCAGAAAGTTTAACTCATTTTAGATTAGGCCAAGATTATTATGGAAATGATGGTCAATGGTCTGAAGGAGATTTTCTTATTCATTGGCCTGGAACAGTATTACCCCAAAGAATACTTTTGACAAAAAAATATATTCCGCTTATTATTAAATAAGTATTTATGATAAATTTAAGATTAATAGACGGCTCAAATCATCAAATAGATTTGAATACAGAAGAATTAAAAAACCACTTTGATAATAGAGTTAACTGCACATTAGAAATACTTCATCAATTTAATGATTTGAACTATTATGATAATTTTATATCAAAAGATGATAAAATAATTTTAGATATTGGTGGAAATATAGGCCTATTTTCTATACATGTTTCTCCTTATGCAGAAAGAATTATAACTCTCGAACCCACTCCATCTCACTTTAAGTTATTAACAAAACTCACAAATAATTTTAAAAATATTCAACCAATGAATTTAGCTTTATCAAATAAATCTGGAACAGAAAGATTTTATACGTGTGAGGCAAATTCTACGATGAATTCATTATTGACAAGAGGACACGTTCATTTTGATGTGAATTCAATCTCATTACAAGATTTAATTAAAAATAATAATCTTAATAAAATTAATTTTGTTAAAATAGATATCGAGGGGTCAGAAATAATAGCTCTAAATGAAGAGGTTATTAAATTTATTAGTGATAAAGTCGATAAAATTTTAATTGAGTTTCATGATGTTGGTGATGGATTAAAATATGGACATAGAGTAAGATTTGGAGAATATTTTCAAAAATATAATTATAAAATAAATTATTTTGGTCCAGATGGATTATTTGCCTATAAGGTATAATGAAATCTGTTTTTTTTACAATAGTAGGGTCTTCCCACTATGAAGGCTGCAGAACGGATGATTTTATAAAAAGTTTTAAAAAATTTCATCCAGAAATAGATTTAATAGTTTTTAAAGATGACGAAATAAAAAAAGTTTTTGAAAAAGATAATAGATTAAACTTTTATAACAGTAAAGCGGCTTTTGCAAAACTTTTATATAATGATTATGATTTAGTTGTTAATATAGATGCAGATCATTTAATTTTTGATCGTCTTGATGAAATATTAATTGCAGATTATGATGTAGCTGCTCCAGCAAATTATAACATACAAAATTGTTGTGGAATATCTGTTTCAAGCTTTTGCACAGGAAAAATATTAAGTGATAATAAATTAATACCTTATGAAAAATATATACAGGCTGGTATTATAGCAAGTACTTCTAAGAAGTTTTGGGATGATCTTTATGAAGCAAGTGCAAGATTTTCAGATTATTTTGGCAATAAAGAGAATGATATTTTAAATTTAATATGCCATATGCTTCCTTATAAGTTTAAAATTTTAGATGGAGATTGGAACTTCAAAAGTGAAAAATTTAATTGTTATTATGGATGCTCTTATATAGGAAGACAGGGCAGTATGGTAGTTGAAGATGATAAAATTAAATTAGATAATAAAATAGTTAAAGCTTATCATTTTGCTGGAGGAGGAGCAAATAAACCTTCTATAGAATCAATTTTTAATCAAAAAGTTTGTAGTCACATAAGAGAAAAAATATTAAAATGAATAATCTAGAAAAAAGAATACTAGAAATTAGTTATACTCATAAGTTATCTCATTTATCTAGCAATTTAAGCTCTGTTAATATTATAGATGAAATATACTCTATTAAAGAAGAAAATGAACCATTTGTATTAAGTAATGGTCATGCTGGACTAGCACTTTATGTTGTTTTAGAAAAATATTATAAAATAAATGCAGAAAAATTACACAAAACCCATGGCGTACATCCAAATAGAGATTTGCAAAATAAAATATTTTATTCTACCGGCAGTTTAGGCTGTGGGCTACCTGCGGCCTGTGGAATGGCTATAGCAAATAGAAATAGAAATGTATACTGTTTAATAAGTGATGGAGAAATGTTTGAGGGAAGCATCTACGAAACATTAAATTTTGTAAAAAAATATAAAATTGATAATTTAAAAATATATGCAAATGTTAATGGATATAGCGCTTTAGCCCAATTTAATATATTTGATATTATACAAAATTTAAAAAATCTATATTCAAATATAGAAATTAGAACTACAGATTATGTTTATAATGAATTTCCTTTTGTAAAAGGTTTAGACGGACATTATAATACTTTAACAGAAAAAGAAATGGAAATTATAAAAAATGCGTAGGACTTTTTTCAAAGAATTATATACTGAAATGGCGCAAAATGAAAATGTCATTTCTTTAACTGGAGATTTAGGATATGGAGGTTTTGATAAAATTTCTAAAGATTTTTCTAATAGATTTTATAATTGTCAGGCCGCAGAATTCTCTATGATGGGAATAGCATGCGGTGCTGCACTTGAAGGTAAAATTCCAATAGTGTATTCTATAGGAACATTTCTAATTTATAGACCATTTGAAATAATAAGAACATATATTGATTATGAAAACATTCCAGTTAAATTAATTTGCAGTGGTAGAGATAAAGACTATTCTCATGATGGAATAAGCCATTGGATGGAAGATATAAAAATATATTTAGACACATTTAAAAATATAAAACAATATTGGCCAAATGAAGAAAACGAAATAGCCCCAATGCTAAAAGATATAATTAATAGTAACTCACCATGTTTTTTAAGCTTAAAAAGATAAATGAAAATTTTAATTACTGGCGGTTCTGGCTTTGTTGGCAAAAGTCTCATTGAATCATTTAAAAATGTTTATCAATTGTCATATCCAACCAGTTCAGAATTAGATTTAACAAATACAAATAAGGTAAAAGAATATTTTAATTTAAATAATTTTGATTTTATAATTAATTGCGCGGTAAGGGGAGGCAGAAGAATTAAAGTTGATACAGAAAAGGATTTCTTTAATAATATTAAAGCATTAGACAATATTTTAAAGTTCAAACAAAATAATTCTAAATTAATAACTTTTTCCAGTGGAGCAGAAATATATAAACCAGAAACTTTTTATGGTTTTAGTAAAAAAATATCTACAGATTTAATAAAAGATAAAAAAAATATAAAGAATCTGAGAATATTTAACGTATTTGGCGAATTAGGCATGAAAGATTCTTTTATATATTCTACTATCGAAAAATGTTTAAAAAATCAAGATGTTATAATTTGGGAAAATATCTTATTT